TGAGAACATCCCCCTTGAGGGTCCCTTCTTCGATGGCAGGAAACACACTCCTCTTCTGCTCATCAAAGAATTGCGTCAGCGGATCCACCTTGACACGAAGTCCGTTATCTTTTACGTTTGAGCGAAATGGTGTAGATCCAGAACAAATCTCATCGAGCGTCTCAGTCCACCACGTGCAAAAGTCCAGTGGCATTTCGAGCGTCACGGATTTGAAATCTGAGATGCCGTTGTACATGACGCGTCCAGTCGGAATCTGGAATCGAAGTGGCGTTCCATCAGCCTGCGTCACTTTAGTGCCACCACCGCGTTTCCCAGCAAAGACGAGCGTTGACGTGTCAATATCAGACCACTTCATATGTTTAAATATATTTTCTCTGTTTTAAGTATATGGGTCGATACGGTCTCAACAACAACAATATTAACACGAACCAGATCTCGTTAGAAAACCTTGGACCGGTTACATATCGTATTCATTGGTATGTAGGTAATAAAAGACATGTTAGACATCTGAATCCCAACAGCATGGCTCAACTACTTCGTCGTCATATTCCTAATATTACTAACAACAACAAAATTATCAATGCGCGGTTGAGAGCTATACCCGCAGGTGAAATAGTATTTAAAAACCCTTTCACTCGGAGTAATGTAAGAAGAAATCAAATAACAAAAAATAATTATAGTAATGCTCGTCAGTCACCGGCTCGCCGGTCGCCGGCTCGCCGGTCGACTTTGAACAGAGCGCGTTCAGCTGGCCGCGCCGCAGGACGTGCTGGACTTTACGCTGGCCGCACAGGACTTGCCGCAGCACGTATGGCTTATGGGGCAGCGACAGCTGCATACAGAAGAATGACTGAACCAACTGCGGCGACACGGCAGAGACAGCGAAACAATCAAGCGGCGCGTATCAGAAGTCTCCCTGGGATGATGAGACAGAACATATGGATGCGGTAGAGACAGCTGCGTTTTTAAATGTCTCTTGTATATATAGATGAATACTCCTCCGAGACAAAGTCCTCCGAGACTGCGCAATGGAACTCTCGTCGACGAGCTCAGACTGATACGAAAAACTCTCAATCATATGCATATACCATGGGCACTCAGTGGAAGTATGGCGACTAAGCTTCACGCAAATAGTCTCGGCATTCCTCTTCACAGACAACCAAATGACATTGACATTGTCATTCGTCCAGTAGATTATGGAGCGGTTCTTATGACTTTATCTACGATTGGATATACTACAACCCGTGCACCGAACATTAGATTTCATCACACGAAACTTCATCACGGAAATCGTTTTTCAATTGATCTTCTTGCGGCGAACACTAATCTCGCTCCGAATATCAGAAGCAATAATGTCACGGTCATAAACAAGACTCCCGTCGTTAAAATCAGACATTTGATAAATAAAAAGAACTCAATTATATCTGGTTTTGTTTCCAAAGTTGAAAAGAATATCGCAGAGGGAAATAAACAATTTTTGACTCGTCTCAACAGACAAGCGTAACTAACCCGAACACATCATACACCCCTCTGGGTTAGCCAACGAACAAGCAAGTACCTCCTCCTCTGTTGGGGCGGCGGACGACGCGGCAGTAGCCGCCGGGGAAATCGTCACCTGCTGAGGCTTCGCCTTGGCGCGCGTTCGCAGATAATACATCCCGGTCTTCAGACCCTTTTTCCACCCGTAGAAGTGCATAGACGACAGCTTTGCTACGGTTGGATTCTCCATGAAAATGTTCAGCGACTGTGACTGGTCGATGTACGCCCCGCGATCAGCTGCCATATCCAGAATACTCTTCTGTGGAATCTCCCAGATGGTCCGGTAGATTGACTTGAGCGTCTCCGGGATACCATCGAGAGCTTGAACCGACCCACCGGCTCGGATAATATCATTCTTGATGGTCGGGTTCCACATATCGAGTTTCTGGAGGTCGCGAACCAGGTGCTTGTTCACCATGACAAACTCACCGGCCAGCGTCCGACGCAGGTAAATGTTGGTCGTGTACGGCTCGAACGCCTCGTTGTTGCCCATGATTTGTGCGGTTGAAGCGGTCGGCATCGGTGCGACAAGCAGCGAGTTTCGGAGGCCGTGTTGCTTGATGGACTCTTTGAGAACGTCAAACATCGGGACTGACTGGACTCCCCACATGTCAAACTGCAGAATACCCTTTGAGGCTGGCGACCCCTCGTATGTTTCGTACGGACCCTCTTCTTTTGCAAGAACGCACGACTCGAACAGCGCCGCGTAATAAATTGTCTCAAAAATATGCCGGTTGAGAACACGTGCACGCGGCTCATCAAACGACAACCCGAGCATCTGAAACACATCCGCGAGACCCTGGACCCCGATACCGATGGGGCGGTGACGCATGTTCGACTTGCGACCAGCCTCTGTCGGGTAATAATTCTTGTCAATGACTCGGTTCAAGTTACGCGTCACGATGCGAGTCACATCAGCCAACTTTGTAAAATCAAACTCACCGTCCTTCACGAACGTCGGCAGGCACAACGACGCCAGGTTACACACGGCAGTCTCGTCAGGTTTCGAGACCTCCATGATTTCGGTGCAGTTTCCAGTGATGACGCCGTTGAAGATACCCATGTGACGCTTCGGCTCGTTGAAACAGTAGGTTGCGTCGAACCGACCGTTGTCCTCAATGGACGTCACGCGAACTCCGCGTGTGTTGGGTTTTCCCACCCCCTTGAAACATTTAGGAACGTAAGTCCCCGTATTCGGATGTCCCCATATGGAGCCCTTCGGCTTGATGAGTCCTCCGTAGTCCCCGATATTTTTCACACTAGGAATATCTGAATAATCAATCAAAACGTCATCTACAACGAGATCACTCGCATCCTTGATTCCGGAAACGAGGTGAAACTTGTGATATTCAGTACACTCGATATGAGTCCCGTTGTCGAAATTTATCTTGATAAGTTTGGCCGACTCGCTCGTCTTTCTAACAGTGACGAGTGAGAACTCGAAACCGTTCCAGATGGCCACCTCCCTATCGACAATCTCCGAAATCTCAACGTATCCATTGAGCGTCATGACCTCTGTCTCGGGTGCGACGCACAAGTTACTGGATTTAATCACACCAATGTTCTTCTGATTGCTCTTTTTGTTCACAGAATCCTTGTAGCACATGTACGGCGTTCCAGTCTCAATCTGTGACTTGAGCATCGCGTCCCAGATGGTACGCGCCTTTACCGTCTTCTTGAACCGACCCTGTGCTACATACGTCCGGTACAGTTCGTTGAACTCTTCGCCGTACACATCAGGCAGACCAGGACACTCGTGGGGACACATCAGGTGCCAGTCCGCATCCTTCTCCACCTGTTCCATGAACAGGTCAGGAATCCACATCGCCGTGAACAGATCGCGACACCGCATCTCCTCGTCACCCTGGTTCAGGCGAAGCTCGAGAAACTCCATAATGTCGGCGTGCCACGGCTCGAGGTAAATGGCAAAGGACCCCTTGCGTTTACCGCCGCCCTGGTTGACATACCGAGCCGTGTTGTTGAACACGCGGAGCATCGGCACAATGCCGTCGGCGACTCCATTCGTCCCGTTGATCCGTGTACCACTTGCACGGATGTTCGAACAGTGGATACCGATACCACCCGACCACTTGGAAATGTGTGCACACTCCTTGAGCGTCTCGTAAATCCCCTCGATAGAATCATCCTTCATCGCCACTAAGAAGCAGGAGCTGCCCTGTGCATTGTTAGAGAGGCTATTAAAAAGCGTCGGCGTCGCATGCGTGAAGAACTTTTGGGACATGAGGTCATACGTTTCCTTGACGCGTGAATAGTCAGTCGCGTGGACCCAAAGAGCAACGCGCATGAAAAGGTATTGGGGTGTTTCTCCAATGTTGAGATAGCCTTTTTGAAGCGTCTTGATGCCGAAATACCCAAAGAGGTAGTCGCGCTCGGGGACGATCCATGAGTCCACTTCGGGAGTGATGAAGGAGATTCCCTCATCGGACACCACCCCCTTGAGGTTGAGATGGGTCATGGCTTCGCTGAATTTCTTTGGACAGTTTTTCTGAAGGTTCGACACAGTCACCCGTGTGGCAAGGGTCTCATAATCTGGGTCCTCGGTGATCATCCCGATGGCAACCTCGGCGGTGAGGTTGTCAATCTCTGCAGTCGAGATCCCGTCGTACATGGACGTGAAGACTTTCTGGGCGACCTTGTCAGGCTGGACGCCGACCAGGGGGGCAAACTCTGGTTCACAATTTAGTTTTGAAATTCTCTTGGTGACCTTGTCGAAGAGCATCTCCTCGGGTTCACCATTGCGCTTGAGGACCTTCATTGAATTATATACTCGACATTTCTCTAAGAGCGTACTTCCATACGAAACCCCCTGCAGTCTTCTGCTTACCGACGAGGCAGGCCGACACGTTCTTCCGGTCGACACCCGCCGACTGTGCCGCAAACGTGACGGTCGTGAATGTTTCCAATAATTCGCCGTCTTTTGTATACTTGTCGACTGCAGTACCGATCTTGGCTTTCGTCTCGGGTGTATGTGTTCTATTGAAGAATGGATTATTCTCCCCGACTTGGGTTCCCTTTTTCTTTGAACTTATAAGAGCCTTCGTTTCTTCTGTATGTGTTAGTCCCATGTGAGCCAGTCCAATTCTGGTTCTGGTTTCCTCCGTACGTGGTTTTCCAAAATTGAAGTTTTTCTCTCCAAGTTTAGCTTCTCTCATTCTAGACATGGATTCAATATGAACATTTTTATTTGTATTTCCACCAGCTTCCAAGTTATAACCATTTGGTGATATTGAGTTTCTTTCTTTAATTTCAGTAATTTCCCTCTCGTCGAGTTGATCATTCGGAAGCTCGGAAATAATCGAAAACTCGAAGTTGGTTATACCATGTTTTGCAAATGCATAATATAGAATGGTGCCGTGTAAATTTTTATGAGCTCTCCATCTATTTTTTACATTTTTTTGTATAGTCTGACCTACATAACATTTAGAATTTATGGTGTTTTTTATTAAATATATAAACCCCATTCTGGTCTGGTATTATCATGAGAATTTCTTTCACTCCGAAACACATACTCAAAGGATTTTTTATCTCCGTAAACTGTAATGGCGAACTATATGCCCCCGAAGACGCCAGTGAGCGAGGCATTTCTGTCTCGCTTCAACATTGAGTATCTGCACGGCACAATCGTCAAGAATGTCGGTTCGAAAACCGGCATGAACATCGATCGTCAGAGCGACGGTGACCTACAGGCTCTCATGGTTCGGGTGTACAATCACAACATAGCAGATCCATACTCTGGTGTGAGCGCACAGGTGGCACGCATGAACGACATTGTTGTCCAGGAGGCGACAAAGACCATTCAGACTGGTGTTCTTCAGCAGCTTTCGTTTATGGACTACGTGACTCGTAACCCGGTCCCATTGGCGATGCCCGTGAGCACGACGACGCACGGAAATAAAATGCCAGCCAATGATAAGTTTGCCGTCCCATTCCAATGAGTACGCCAACATCAAACACTTCTGTCACGACTGAAACAACATCCTCTGGTCTGGGCATCGGGCTCATTATTGGTATCATTGTCATTGCTATTATCATAATAGGGGTTGTCATATATGTGATCAAGAAGCGCCGCAACGGAGGGAACCTTGGTGCTGTACCATCATCCATGCCTAGCCCCGCTGGGCCGAACAACGGGATGCCCAGTCCCACCAATACAAACGTAAATTCGACGAATATGAGTAGAGGTAACGGCAGACCTCAATGAAATTTAGCCATTATATCATCACCGAGATGAACAAGTATCATCGCCACAAAAGCGAGAAAAATACCAAAGTACTGGATGGGGTGACTGAACCGTTCACCGAGTACAAAAATCGCAAACCCTGCTCCCAGCACTGTGATCATCCCTTCCCACATTGCTGAGACCCAGAGAAGCGACCCACCGAGTGCAAAGCTTCGAACCAGAAAATACAAAACCCCGCAGTACCCTGCAATACCACAGAACAAGTTGTGATGGCTGTTACTGGCTGCATAATTCTTGAGGTGAACGTTGCCAAATGTTTCAGCAACTGACATTGCAAGCACGTGTGCCAGTGACATCCCTTATCTGATGCGAGAAATTTGTCTCGACAGCTGGATGTGCCAAGGATATAAAACCATCACTTGAAAGGTCAGTGCAACGATAGCAAGGGTAACCGCCACGACGGGAAGATGTTTTCGCCACTGGGATTCCTCGAGGTCCATTTTTATCTGCGTAGAAAATAGATGAAACGGTTCGAGGAACTTCTCGTCGGTGTCCTGCTCTTTTTCATCGTTGACCGTGCGTCTCGCCTGGTGAGTTCCGTCGTGTCCAGCCGACGCAACATGTCAGACATGGAGACTGAAAAGTTTCGGTGCGCAGTCGAGACGTTCACGATGATCACATTATTCATCATCTTGTGGTTCGGGTTACATAAGGGTACAGGTCGTTAATAAAACACGATGAATCAGTACCGCAATGAGACGTTCGAGCTCTGCCGGTCCAAGGGATGGGACAAAGCCCCAGTGAGTACGGTTTGGCTCCTCTTCACAGAAGAGATTGGTGAGCTCGCTTCAGCAATTCGACAGTACCAGCGTCATTTTCGGAAAACAGGTCTCAAAAAGGATCGAGGAACGGATGTGACGACTGAGATGGGTGATGTATTTTCATACCTCTTTCAGTTGGCACACATGTTGAATATCGACCTCGACGAGATGTGGGAGAAACACAAGGTGAAGGTTCAGGAGAGGCGGTACGCCGACTCGACAATAAAATCTAAGTCAACACTAGATAATGACGAGCCTACTCCTGAATGATGACATGAGCATGAATCGTATCAACCCATACAC